AAAAATGTTTGCGCTCAAGGCCCAATCGCGGGAAGAACGGACGGAGGACGCAAATCAACAGTCGATTTCCGACGAGACGGGGTCGTGCCCGCCGGAATCTCCGCGAACGGAAGGAATCGACGAAAGTTTTCAATTGCTCATTGTAGGCCATGGCCCGGCGACGATCCGATGGATTCGGGTGTATGGTCTCGAAGAACCGGAACAAAATTCTGGAGATCCGGATGCGTGTATCGACGAAACTCGATTTAACGCAATTCGATTCGACGGCGCGGGCGTGCGCGCAGAAGATATCCAGGAAATGCTTGCGGGATTTACAGATTGCCCCCGGAGGTTCACCTCGAATCAGACCGCGACGGTGACGCAGTCTGGCTTCATCGCAACCGGAGTCGGTTTCGGGGAGAGCATCGTCTCGCAAGAGGCCGCGGATCGTGTTGCGATGTGCTGTGCGGTGCGACAGGCCGAGGTGGAGTTGCAGCAAACCATTCCGCCGACGCTGAGTTTAGGAGAAGGAGATAGCAGTGAATTCTGTCCTTGAAGTTCTTTTTCTCCGCCGGCCGAGCATCGATTATATTTCGTGCCCGGTTTGTGAATTTGATTTTTCGTCCTCTGGCGGTCCGGTCATCGTCCTCGACGCGCTTGGGCGGCTACTTGCGCCCTCGGGCTTCGTTATCGGCGGACGAGGGCGGTTTACACTGTCTTGGAATCACTACCCTGGCGCGCTATGCTATACTGTTTACAAAGCTGTAGATTCGAATAATCCGTTTGGGGAATACGTTGTGGTTGCCGAGTGCATCGAAGACCCGAGCATCAACCTGGAACCAGAAGGTCCAGGTTGCTATCGTGTCTCTGCGATCACGCCGAACGGCGAAACCGAACTTAGCGATCCGATTTGCAATGTCGGCGATTGCCCGTTCATTATCTCCGGCGCGTCTCCGACGTTTCAATCGGTTCCCGCGACTGATTCAGCCGAAATCACGGCGGAGGTTGGTAACGCCGGCCTCGTGGAGTTTTACCACTGGTATAAGGATGGTGTGCTGTATTCGGATACCACGCTGACGACCCAGAATGAACTTCATTTTTCGTCCGCGGCGCTATCTGATTCTGGATTTTATACCTTGATAGTTGGTAACGGCGGATGTGAGGACGAGTCGGCACCTTCTCAATTGGAAGTGACTTCAGTTGGTGGAACCGACCCAATTGCGTATTGGAAATTTGACGGGGGTTCTGATATTCAGCAACTCGATGAAGTAGGCGCATATGCGTTGACCGATAACGGCAGCACTCCGGGGACTCCGGGGGTTGTTGGGAAAATACTCGACGCATTTCGGTTCGACTCAAATAACAATCAACTCGTCGATTACGGAACGACACTAATTCCGGCGTTAGCTCCAACCGCAAGTGGGGCTGAATTTTTGTTTTGGGTTGTATTCGATACAATTACGACATTCGTTAGCGGCGGATTCACAAATAGGTTTAGTGTGGGGTATGTTTTGATTACCGACAGCGACGCAGCGAGTTTGAGCGTGGTTTACGATACGGTTGCGGACCCTCTAAATCTAATCGTCTCGTTCGACACCGCGACTATCACGGTGCCGTTTGTGCCTGTTCTTGGAACTTTTTACTTCTTCCGAGTCCAGTATAACGCTACAACGGGAAAAGTTAGATTCCAGATTGACAATGGCGCTGTCAGTGAAAGCGCAGGAACGCGCTTTTTAGCCGGCATACCCAATGGCGGGCTTGTGGGGCTCGGGACGGGTTCGTCGCTTGGAAACCAAATGAATGTCCGGGTCGATGAACTCGGAATTTTTAATATAGCAATGTCCGATGTCGAGGCGGCAACTTGGTGGAACGGCGGCGCCGGTCGCACTTATCCGTAAGGAATTTTTATGCTACAAAATACAAATTTGCTAATTTCATCCGCGCCGATACCGGCGACGTTCTGTGGAACGCCGGACGAGTTCAGAATCGCCATGATTCGCCGGATGAAAATTGTGTCGCCGACTGGCACCAACTTCATTTTCATCGGCGATAACGAACCTACGTCGAATGTGGGGCCATGGCTGCGGGGCGGAACGCAATGGTTCGTCTGGGATGAAGATCTGAAGCGCTACGTGCCTCTGGATATTTCCCAATCAGAACGGCAGTGGTATCACATCGGCGCGTCGACCCCCGCGACCTCCGATCCGCCGGTCTGGCTGAAGACCACGAACGATCCCTCGGAAGCAAATCCGTCCGTCGGCGATCCGATTAGCTGGTATGTTTTCAATGGCGCCGCCTGGGTGCCTTATAACAATATCGTCCTCAGCGGTCCGTCTGCTTCGCGGCCGAATAATCCAGTAGAATATCAACAGTTTTATGACACCACGATTTCGGCGCTCATCTGGTTTGAACGCAATGCATGGCGGACGGTATCCGGCGTGCCGGGCGATACTAAATTTGTTGGCCATGAAACACTAACGGAGGCACTGACTGCAAATCCCGGATGGGCCGTCTTCGGTGCCGGTAATCAAGAATTAAGAGGGCGACTAGTCAGCATGGCGACGAAAGACCCCGGTGCGACGCCGGAGACTGACTTAACCGTTGGCACTAACATTGCAGAACGCGCGGCTTATGAGGTTTTCGGTGAGGACAGCACCATGGCGATTGACAACACGCCCCCAAATATTCGGTATCCCGGAACAGTGGCGCTGTGGTTGCTGGTCAAGGAATAATGGCACTGTTTGATAGTGAAAAATGCGCCGCGCGAGCTACTTCCAAGCCAATTGGAATCCGCGCTTTTGCCAGTTTTTGAGCACGCGGTCTCCGAGATCCGGGACGAAAAAATGCAACTAAAATGGCCGTATTTTATCCGAGAGTGGGCGAAGTGGGTGGATCTCGGGTTCGCGCGCACTTGGGAATGCACTGGGGCGGTCGTCGGCGCGCTGTTTACACGGGATCTGTTCAGCGAGAACCCGCGTGCGCTTGTAATGTTCTGGTTGAGCACGCCGGAAGCCCGTCGGACTGGCGCGACGATTCGTGTGTTGGACACCTTTGAAAAAGCGGCCCATGCTTTTGGCGCAAAGCCCGCGGCGTCATTTAATCGCTCAGTCAGCCCGGATCGGTTAATGAAGGTTTATAGAAAACGCGGGTATGAAATGTCGGAAGTGATTTTTTCAAAATGAATGGTGTAGAAGTATTTGTTCCCTTGACAAAGGGATTCGTGGCCGTCGTGGATGTGGAAGACTGGGATAAAGTTCGTCCATACAACTGGCACGCCGCGCTACATAACGGAGTCCCGTATGCGGCTCGAACGATTCATGAACGCGTCCCCTATTCTGGTCCTACGCGTAAAGGCAAAACGGTTTTACTTCACTGTGCGATTTCTGGCATAGACAGTTCGTCCGATGTGGATCACCGTGACCGGAATACCCTTAACAACAAACGAGATAATCTTCGGGTCGCAACACGGTCACAGAACTATGCAAATCAAAAAGTGCGAAGCACAAATACGTCTGGATTTAAAGGCGTCAATTGGAGTAAATCTCATCGCGCGTGGTGCGCGCGCATTTGTGTAAATTACAAACGAGTAAATCTGGGCGATTTTTCGACGGCGGAAGACGCAGCCCGTGCCTATAACACAGCCGCACAACATCATTTTGGGGAATTTGCCAAATTAAATTTGGTTCCCTAAAAGAAAGACGTTATCGCAGATATTTTTGGAGCAGTAGGTCAAGTAGCGTCTGCGGCAATGCAGGCGGCGGCCATTAAAGAGGCAACCCAGTTGCAGATCGATGCGCTGGAGCGTCAGCGCGATTTTGTTTTCGATCAACTTGAACCCAGTCGCGTAAACCGTGAAGCGCTTCAAGCCGATATAGCACGTGCACAATCTCAGTTAGCCCTTCAGGGGGTTACCGATCCGGCGGCACTCGCGACCCGTTACGCCGCAGAGGATAAAATACTTCAGCAAGTTCTCGGCCTCGGCTCGGGCCCGGCCGATCAAGTCGCCCAGGTTGCCGCCCAAGAGGCGATAGCCGGCACGCCCGGGATGAACGAGGCGAAAAACGCTCTCGTCGATGCGGCCTTACAGGAATTACGACTTGGTGCAACACTGCCGCCGGATGTCCAGGCGGAACTCGTCCAGGCCGGACTTGAGCGCTCCGGTGAGACCGTCGGCGCCGCTACTGGTTCGCGTGGAACCTCCGGTCAACTACTCCGTCAGATCATCGGGTCCGCGGGTGTTCAACTACAGGCACAGCGCCAGGAACGCGCAGCCGCCCTCACGGAAGCCGCGTCGAACCTCGAAGGACGCCGACAGCAAATCCTCGGCACGTTATTTCCCAATTTATCGTCAATGCAGTTGAACACGTTGCAGGGCGCACAGGGCGCCCTCGCGCAAAGTGCGGCGATGGTGCCGCAAGCCGGGCTCAGCGGCGGTGATGTCGCAAAACTTTGGTTAGCACGCGTAGGGGCGACGAATCAATTAGCGTCTCAATCTGCCGATATCGGCATGGCCGGAGCCCTTAACCAAGCGGGTGCTTGGAACTCGGCGATTGGCGCCGGGACAAGGGCACTAGCGCCATACGTTGGTAGTGCGTGGAATTCATTGACCTCGCCGTCGACTTCGTCAAATGTGGCGAGTGCGTTAGCCTTTGCTTAATTTTATGGCCTGGACAGCAGCTAGTATTGTTCCGAGTATCGGCTCAGTCGTAAACCCGCGAGTGCAGAACCCCGGGCGTGCGCCGACGATGACTCAGATCGGGTCATCCGTGCCCGTTTCCGACAGTAGCTCACAACCGACGTTCCTCAACAATCCGGCGTCTTTTCTGAGCAACCAACTGAACCCATACGCGGACCTCATCTCTCGAATTCTGACACCCCAAGCGTCGCCCTCACTCCCGCCGGCACTCGCTCAGGCGTATGCGAATCAAGCGCTGGCGAACACAGAGCGACTCGAATTGCAAAACGCCGCGACGAAAGCGGCTCAAGAGTTACCTGGCCAGATCCAAGCGTCCCAGGCGCGTCAGGCAGCGATGCTTCCGTGGTCACTCTCCGGGCTGCCTACCGGACTTGGCTATCGTGACCCGCTGACCCCGTTTCAAGATAACACTTTTGCGCTTCGCGCACAGCAGTTCGGCGCTCCGGCGATTTCACCAATCAATTCCGGTTGGCTCAGCCCAGGGCTTTATTAATTTATGAAAAAACTTACCTCCCCCTTTAATTTGGAATACGCCCAGCGAAAGGCACCGCTAAAACAAGATAACAGTGTTAATCAATGGGGAGATTGGGATACTCTGCTGTCATTTTCCACTAGAAAACTCGGGGGTGGACCGCAGAAACGACGGTATATATTTCGAAACTCGAAAACCAATAAATCGGTCGACATAAGTCGCCCCCAGTTTTTGAAGGCTTGCGAAAGTTTTTTCTACCAAAACGCTAGCTTTGAAAAAGGCGAGATGGTATCATAATTTATGGCAATGGGCGATGCAACAGACCGACTTGGATCAATTAATCCATCGGATTTAATTGGCCGGGCCGTGGTGGAACCGCGCGCGGTCGAAAATTTGGCTAATGCTTTTCGTTCTGGGTTCATAACCGCGGACGACATTATTCAACGCAGCGGAGAATCCGCACAGCTTAAGCAAAAAGCCGAGGTGCAACTACTCTCTGAGCAGGTATCTCCCGAAGCCATCGCCGCGCGCGCAGCGCAACGTGATGCCGCTGCCGCACAAGCCGGTCTCGTCGGCGCGCAAGCCGGAGCACAATTACCTCTCGTCGAGCCGACGGCCGCACTTGCGGCAACACAGCTTGAAGAACAACAGGCGGTCCAAAAATATGGTCCTGGCGTGGAATACTTCAAAGCTCTGGCTCCCGAAGGTGGAGTCTCGGCGCCCGTCACGACGGAGGGAGCCCCGGACTACGGAAAACGTGCGCAACTCGGATTGCAGCTTTTCGAATGGAAGCAACAAAAAGAGCGCGCGAAAGAACGTCTGACTCCGGCACATTGGGAAAAGTCCCCCGACGGCACGCAGCTTTTCAAGTTCAATAAGCAGGGGGAGTTGATCACGCCGCAACTCGAACGATCACTCGCGACGCAAGCGGTTTCTAATTTTTCACAGATTGCCCCCGGCGCCGCCGTTACCGCACCGGCGCCAGCGGCTACAGTTACTGCAATCGAAGTAACCCCTGCACAGCGAGCAGCGGCAGTCGAACAATTTGGCGTTGAGCCCGCGCAAGCCGCCGTTATGACGGGCGCGGACATGAATGCGTTGGTCCAGCCGAAAACCGCATCAACCAGTCCCTCCGCTCTCGTTGAGCCGGCCGCGGGCGCAACCACTTTTCTTGGACCGGCAAAGGCGAAGGACGCGCCGGACAAGTTTGTTCCCGCGGAAGGCGTCAAAGATATTGCCATGAGTCGTCAGGCGGGCACTATTGCCAAGCGGCTGCAAGACCGATATACCGATTTGGTGAACTCTGAACCGAATCTCGTGGGGTTCATTCAAGGCCGACTCGCAACCTGGGCGAAGTCTAAAGAGTGGAACACCAAAGTGGCGGCTTTCCAACGCGACGCAACCGCCATCCTGGCGCCAATTGCCAAGGGCACGTATAACGAAACCGGCGTGTTGTCGGATAAGGATGTCGCCCGCTACGAAGGCGTGATCCCGTCGCTTCGGGATAGCCCGAAAGTCGGTCATCAAAAGATCTCCGACTTATTCAACGAAACCCGCGGATCGCTTAATAACAAAATCGATAGCTGGCAACGCGCCGGCTACGATGTTTCCGGTTTTCAAGACTTGATGATTACACCGGCCCAGCAACCGGCAGCGACTGCCCCGGGTGCGTCCGGCGGAGTGTTATCGCTGCCCAGCACGGGTCGACGCATCGTCCGCGATGCGAATGGAACATATCGGTTAGTCCAATAAAAATCTTGACATTAAAAAAGAAAAAGAGTATTCTGTCTCGAATGAAATATACCTTCTTTTTTGCCTTGGGTCTGTTATTGACGGTCGGTTGCAGCCGACCGACACAACCAACAGCCCGTCCCGAACCTCGTCGGTTCTGCGTTACGCTTTACTCGAAAATGGGGACGAAACCCATCAAAACTTGGCACAATTGTTTTCCCGTATACACAGGTGATAAGGGTATGCATTTTTATCAAAATGGAAAATATTTTGAAATCGACAGCGGCAATCGCCGTGATTCCGGGTTATATTGGACTGTTGAGGAAGAATAGTGGCGAACGCTATCACAGATTTT